ATCCTGTTGCGGTTGGCGTGGGGTATGCCTCTCGCATGAAGTTCACATCTTTATTCAGCAAAAAGTGGTACGCCCCATTCGCATCAATTGTCGACAACGAATAGGAATACAAAAAGTCGGCTGGCACTGCCAAATACTTGTTATTGATGGACATGGTGCCCGTCACGTTCTTACGCAGCGCAGGAATTTGAACAGAGTTATAAATCTTCTGTTCGGCCTGCTCCGCAAACATGGCGAGCTGATCCGCTGTGAAAGTGTTTTCACAAATGTCCTGGATATTTGCACACAGCGACGCGTAATCCATATTTACCTCAAGCCATTGGGCCGCGAGCCATCACGCCCTTGATAGCCGCACCTGTTCCGCGAATCTTGATGCCGGATGTTTTCACTTCATCGTTGCTGGTAAGCGAAACACCGTCCATCGGAGTCCAGTCTTTCTTCTTGTTGAATGGAAGTTTTTTTCCTGCTTCAACATTGGCGATCTTTTTGCCTTGCATGGTATGTGGCTCCGCATAAACGTGGGCTGGGCCCACTTCTTTGCCTTTGAACTTCTGGCTGTAGGCAGGCATGTCAGGCACCCTTCTTGTAGGTGAAAGACGACTTCTTCTGGTTGGCCACTTTAGCCAGGCCACGCCCAAGCTGTTTCATTTGCAGGCTGGTCTTGCCGCCCTTGGCAAAACCCTTGGCGTGCATTTTCTTTTCGTGGGCTTTGACTGCCTTGACTGCTTCTGTCTTTGCCACTTTCTTCATTTCCATAATCTTCTCCTAGACCGTTACTTGCCCAACTTGCCCTGTCGCGTGCAGACTATTTGGCGTAAGGCCCGCTGCATTCAACCTGGCTCCGCCCACTGGCGACCAACCCCATTGTATAACCCGACTGCCCTCGCCAACTGAACCATCGCCGGTAACGCCTGATTGCGTATAGGTATTGTCCGGGCGCGGATTCCTGAGCGCCTGCGGGTCTTCCACCGGATACATGCCCAACTGCAACTGAGGCTGGTCGGGATCCCAGCACTCCGGACAAACAAGAATGTTGATCTGCTTGGTCTTTATAACCAATGGCTTTAGCTGTTTGAGTTTGTACCGTTGGCCACAACGATCACACTCAGAAATTGCATATTTGCCAGATGCAAATCTGTTTGCCATTTAGAATGCGCCGCCAATAAATGACTGCCTTGGTACAAATCGAATTGGCGCTTTCTCTCTGTCCTCGCCCGCCGCCAGTTCAAACTGCTTTTCATATTCGGCTTGGAGCATGGGAACGCGCTCCATCAATTCCGGCGTTTTGAGGGCAATGTAATAGGACAGGCCGGCAATCAGCACCGGCAGGAAGCGGAAATTCACATCCTGTGTTTCCACCCCATTGCCTGCGTCCTGCATACGTCTCATGCGCCAATACACTAGCGTGTAGTACGGATTCGCAAGCGTGCCGCGATCTGGCGTAGGCCAAACCGATACCTGCGGGGCATCACGAAGTCGCTGCACCCAAAGCTGAATAGGCCGGCCTTGGGTTAATTTATTGGGAATGCTTGAGTACGTGGAAACACTGATGCGCGTGATTGTCAGATCCGCCTGCGTGTTCGTCACGCCTGGATTTGTACGAATCACATGGTCAAGAAGATCAACCGTATCTGCTGGCAGCGTATAAGTGTTGGTGCCCTGCTCAAGCGCGACCGTGCCGCTGTCGATTGTCCACATATTGATGCCACGATTGGCCAACTCGATGGTCATCATGTTCATGCAGAAGCGAGCCAAGCGAAGATCAAAGCCCGAACGCATCTCACGGCCAGCCTGCGCCCACGACATCTCAGCGATTTCAGTAAAGTCTGGATTGAACGCAGTTGTGCCGGATGTAGTCATGCCTGCCTCTTTGCGGTCTTAGCCGATTGCATAAAATCCACAGCAGTTGGCGCACCTTCCATGCCTGGCTTACGCATCTTCTCACCCGAGCCAGATGCAATACGCTCACGCTTGCGGTGGATGTTCTCGTATAGGCCAACCTTGCCACCCTGCTCGTACATCGTCACATCCTGCGGATGATCCTTGCGAACAATCTTCTTCGCCTTGGGCATCTTGCTCTTGCTGATTGCCCCCATCCCACGGCTTGCTATCAAAGCACACCTCCACTACACAATCTTGCACTTTGTTTTGCCGCGCTTGGCGATGCCATCTCCACGGGTGGAAGCAGAGCCAACCTTGCCGCCCTTAGCGAACTTCTGGCCCATCATGCGACGTGTTGTTGGCGCGGTTTCTGCTGCACGCTGCTCCGCTCGATCCATGCGCTGATATTCCATTTCGCGCTTGATCTGCTCCATCTTCTCAGCAGATGGCATATCGGATGCACGAGCACCTTCTTCTCGCATATATTTCTTTTGCTTCATTTCGCCAGTTTCAATCGCCATTGGCGCGGGCTTCATATAATTAGGCATCTCAGCACTTCCCGCCCTTGGTCATCTTGACCATCTTGCCCTGGGTCTTGCCCTTGATCTCTACGCCGCCGCCTTTGGCATAGCACGCGCCGCCTTTTTTCATTCCTTTGGCTTCTGCCATTTCATGCTTAACCATCGCTTTAGGAGCGCCCTTGGTTTTCATGAACGCCATTTCTTTCTTAACCATCTTTTTGGACTCAGCCATTTCGCCACCCTCTTTGAATTGACGGCCTTTGTCAGCCGCAGAGAAATCTTTACCTACCGATACAGGAACGCCGACCTTCTTGGCAAACTTGGGTCTATGGGCCACGGCACGCATGAACTCAGATTGCTTTTTACTGGTCGACGGCACTTCGGTTCCCCTTTTTGCCCAACCATCCTTGAACAGTATCCGTCTCGTAGATGCGAATCACTGTCCACACGATTGTGAATACCGCTGCGATGGAAGGCAACATGTCTACCAAGGTCCCGACAACGGTAACGATTGATAAGGCATCCACGGCATGCTTTACAGTCTCGCTTGTAGCTTCGCTCATTTACAGCCCCACCGTTTAAGACTAGCAGCCTTGCGTGTTGGCCGCCCTTTTTCATCTTTCATCGGGCCCGGATTGCCCTGCATGCGGGCACAAAACGATTTCTTACGGCCAGCATCCGCTTTGGTCTTGGGGCTAGGCGCAGGCGCTTTCAGGTTTGACCCTGTAGCCGCGTTATACCGCGCACGGCCCTTGGCAGTGAGGCCAGCTCCCTGAGACACAGGAAGCTTCTCTCCTCGCCCCACCGCCAATGACACCGCTTTTTTAGCCATAAAACACTGTAACTTTTGCGGCGGTTGGCAACGTCACATAAATACCCGTTGCTGCCAAAATGCCTTCGCCCGGAATTAAATTGGCAAAGGGATTGTTGGTGTTGGCCGGTATGTTGAAACGCAGTAGTTCCGCTCCGCCATTGCCATCGGTAAAAATAATATCGCCAGCCGTTCCGCCTGAAAGACATTGATAGCCTTTTAGCCGAGTTCGGCCCGACACCATTGATCCGGTAACTTCCGCGTGCGCGGATTTTACGTCAGTTTGCATCCCCATGATGCGCTCCTAATTAAGCGCTAACAGGGTTAGCAGTGCCATCCGACGCACGCTGCGCGTAGACCACGATAACAATGAAGCGACCCGCTGTCAGAGTGGCAGTAGCCGTGACGTTGCGAATAAACACGGTTGTGTCCGCTGTGGTGGAGGTCTGCCATGCCAACTGAGTAGCGGCTGTCGTGGTGCCTGTGAAGCGACCGCCAGCAGTCGTAGCGACAGCAGCGGAGAGTTGTGCGCCACCGGAGGCATTGCCAACGGAAACCGTGGTTGTGCCAGCAGTCGAAGCGACCACTTGGTCAATCAGGATGTTGAGGATTTGTGCGCCTTGCGGCAGGGTGATACCCGAGTTGACGTCGACAGTACCAACAACAGTACCTGTCAGATCGCCTGTGTCGTAGGCTTGCGTCAGTACAACCAAACCAGTATTGCGGCCAGCGCCTTCGCGCACGGTGCCGGAACGGACGGGGCCGCTGAAAGTTGAATAACTCATATTGTCCTCACATGCGAGTTCGGTAAGGGCGTCTGCATGAAGTCAGCCGGGGCTGTCGCACTTACCGGGGTTTCCCGGATACATCTTTTTATCCCTGATAACCCATGCTGTCAA